ATCAATCCAGAGAATGGTAAATTCTTTGTGGGCACTAAGGGTGTATTCAATGTCAATCCAAAATTAAACTATACTGAAGAAGATATTGACCGCAATCATTCGGCAGAAGGTCTGAATAAAAAATTAAAAGTCGCACTACGATATCTGCCAAAGTTAGGCATTAAAGGTATTCTGCAAGGTGACATGATGTTTACCAAAGGCGATTTGAAAAAAGAAACAATTGATGGTGAAGAATACATTGTTTTTCAACCAAACACAATTGTATATGCAGTACCTACAAGTTCTAAACTTGCACAGATGATGTTGGCCGCACATGTTGGTGTGGTCTTTCATACATCATACACTGGCAAAACAATGCAAGATATGAAGGCATCATTTAATATTGACATTGGTAATTTGAATCATACAAAAGATATTTGGTTTCGTGATGCGTCTTTTACTGATGCATCTGGTTCTGCGACATTTACCGAACAAGAAACAAAAGCAATTACGACAATTCTTTCTGCGGCAGGTAGAACATTTCAAACTATACCGTCTTTAGTATTGAATCGTATCTCTGCAAGTGATACAATACTGACTTACATTAAGACATTCAACAATCAAAAAGTTCGTGAAGGTAAAAAGATTACTGACACAAGAGCTCACACATTAGAATTGATTCGTTGGGTCGAAGCAAAGTTAAACAAAGACATTGCCGATGCAAAGAAAGCAGATACAAAGAAAAAACGAATTGCCGAGAAAACAGAAATCATGCGATTCTTTCGTGGCTCTGCAATGAATCTAAAACAGATTTTTGATTTGCAGAATCTTCTTGTTGATGCAAAGTTAATGATTGTTCGCAAGTTAGAAACTATTCGTTCAATTGGTACATTTGTGCGAACAGACAATGGATTTAGAATTACTGCCCCGGAAGGTTTTGTAGCAGTAGATAGATTAAAAGGTAACGCAGTTAAATTAGTTGACCGTTTAGAATTCTCACAAGCAAACTTTAATGCTGCAAAAAATTGGAGTAAATGATGGCATTTGATATCAATAAAATTATGTCGGAGTATGGAAATCAAGATTTTGGTTTCACGGCAGTCGATGAGGCAGAATATGAAGCTGTCATCGCAGAAAAAGACGAAACGGTAGAAGAATACAAAACAAGATTGACACAAGTAGAAAAGATTATCATGCCATTCTTAACGAATCTTTATAAAACTTCTAGTCAACCATATATTCACTGGCCGAATCGTGGTCCGATACTAGAGGCACAAATGCAAAAGATACTCACCCTGACTAGAGGTTGATACATAAGTAATACATAACAACTGGAGTTTGTAATGAAAGATTTGATTATTGGCACAAGTACCAACTATGATTGGTCAAAACTAAAGTATTGGGTTAACTCAATCAATCAATCAGGCTTTGATGGTGATAAAGTCCTGGTTCTTCTTAACTGCGACAAAGAAACTATTCGAAAAGTATCTGAAGCAGGTTTCCTTATTGTCGGTGGCAATCGAGATGCCGAAGGCAATCTCGTTCATCAATCATCTATTCCCGTGCATGTCGAAAGATTTATTCACATGCATGCCTTTCTTTCAACAAGAGAATATCGATACATTGTTACTACCGATGTGAAGGATGTTGTCTTTCAAAAGAATCCCATTGAATATATTGAACAGAACCTACACGAAGATAAAGATTTAATCTTTGCTTCTGAATCGATGCGTTACATGGATGAACCATGGGGCAATCAGAATCTATTTGAAACTTACGGCAACTATATCTATGACCACTACAAGAAGAATGAAATCTTTAATGTGGGTGTTCTTGCTGGTCGTGGTTATGCAATGAAAGATTTGTTTATCAATATCTTTGCTGCGGCAATTGGTCGACCAATTCCTATTTGTGACCAGTCAACATTCAATTTTATGATTAATCATTCTTGGTTTCAGAGAATTGGTGTATATGCAAAATCAGAAGATGCATGGGCGGCACAACTTGGCACAACTGTTGACCCATCAAAGATTGACAACTTTGGTCCTTTATTATTAGAGCCATCACCAAAATTAGAAAATGGTAAAATAGTTACATCAGAGGGCAGACCCTTTACAATTGTTCATCAGTATGACCGAGTACCCACATGGAGACATGTGATTGAGGCAAAATATGGCTAAGAAAGTATTGGTAACAGGTGGCGCAGGTTTCATTGCACATCATTTAATTGAAACACTTCTACAAAGAACGAATTGGGATATCGTATCACTTGACCGTTTAGACTTCTCAGGTAATCTAAATCGTCTTGCAGATATTCTTCAAACAGTTTTACCAAAAGAAAAAAAGAGAGTGCAAATTGTTTATCACGACCTTCGTGCAGAGTTGAACCCACAAATTGTTGGTCTTCTTGGTGATGTGAATATCATTTTACATTTGGCCGCAGGTTCTCATGTCGATAGGTCGATTCAATATCCAATGGAGTTTGTGCAAGATAATGTTGTGGGTACAGTCAATCTACTGAACTATGCTCGAACACTTAAAAACTTAGAGAGATTTGTGTATTTTTCTACCGATGAAGTGTTTGGTCCTGCACCCAAAGGCATTTACTATGATGAGAGAGACAGATACAATGCAACCAATCCATACTCTGCATCTAAAGCTGCAGGAGAAGAAATGTGTGTTGCATTTGAAAACACTTACAGTATGCCAATTATTATCACTCACACAATGAATGTTTTTGGTGAAAGACAACATCCAGAGAAATACATTCCACTCTGTGTTCGCAAGATTAAGAATGGCGAAACAATTACCATTCATTCAAACAAAGATAAGACCGAAGCAGGCACAAGACATTATATTCATGCCAAAGATGTTGCAGATGGCTTGTTACACATTCTAAATCTCAAAGGTCCTTTTGCAATTGATTACGGCGGTGCAAAATGTCCAAAGTTTAATCTTGTGGGTCCCGAAGAAACAGATAATCTTACTGTTGCGAAACTCATTGCAAAGGCACAAGGCAAAGAATTGAAATATGAAATGATTGACTTTCATTCATCACGACCAGGTCACGACTTGCGATACTCTTTGAGTGGTGATTATTTGAAATCGTTAGGATGGGAACCAAAGATTACATTTAGTGAACGAATAAAACAAGTGGTTCATTGGACATTGGAGAATGATAGATGGCTAAAATAGCACTTTGTCTTTCTGGACAACCACGCAGTTTCGAAAAAGGTTATGAGTATCACAAACGCAATCTTTTAGATCACTATGATGTTGATGTGTTTATTCATGCATGGGAGTCTGATGGTTTAGAAGAATATGCTAAATTGTATAATCCTGTTGCGATGATGATAGAGAAACCTCTTGTTGGCAACTTTGATGAACAATATACAAATACTCCTAATGCCGAGAGACATCCGCCACGATTTACTGTTGCCATGTTGCATTCAATCTACAAATCATGTGAATTGAAAACTACACACGAACTGATAAGTAAAACTGTATATGATTGGGTCATTAAATCACGAAGCGATTATGCATTGAATGTTGTAATACCATTCAATGAACTCGACAATACAAAACTCTATATTCCTAATTGTCGCATGGTGCCAGAGAGAGACTTTGGCAATGATCAATTTGCATTTGGTGGTTCTGATGTGATGAACAAACGAATGTCAATCTATTTGAATATGAATCATTTTTATGAGCAAGGTGTTCAGATGATTGGTGAAGATATGATGAAAGCACAATTGCATGAAACAGGTTTGCATGGTGACAATCTTGTTTATGTGAATATGAACAATCCTTTCCCGCCTGGGGAATACAATGGCACATGGCATAGTCTGATACGAGATGATACGGCTGCATGGAAGAAAAAGTAATAAAAGAACTGAAGGGACATTCTGGTAGTAAAATCTTTCTAATGCGTAATGAAGACAATATCTTTGTAAGAAAACAAGGAAATGTCGAAAGAAACTTTGAAAGATTGAGTCATCTGTATTCTGATTCATATCCTGTACCAATCATCTATCAGAAATATGATGATATATTAGATATGGAATACATTCATGGCTTAGACATGAAATCGTATCTAACTTCTGGCAACATTGAACTGTTGGCAAACTTTATCATATCAAATCTCAACAAGTTTGCCAAGAACTCTATTGTCAAAGACTATTCTGAAGTGTATAATCGTAAGTTGGCGTTCATTGATACTGCCCAAGATTTGTTGTTTACTAAAGATGAACTGATTGCAAGATTACCTAAAAGACTACCATCGTCAAACTATCACGGGGACCTCACATTAGAAAATATTCTGCATTCAAATGATTCTTTCTACATGATTGATGCAGTCACAATTGAATATGATTCGTATATTTTTGATATTGCAAAGTTACGACAGGACTTAGAATGCAAATGGTTTCTCCGCAATTCAAAACTGATGTTAGATGTAAAGTTACAGAATTTACAAGAAAAGATTTTATCTAGATTCTCTGGTGCAGAAAACGACAATCTATTGATATTGATGTTGTTAAGAGTTTATCAGCACACAAAAGAAAATGACGATGACCGAAAGTTTATATTGAAAGAAATACAAAGACTATGGAAATAATTGTACCTGCTGCAGGTCTCTCTACTCGATTCCCAAATACAAAACCAAAGTATCTGTTACGGGATCACAATGGCGTAATGATGCTACGAAAGGCCGTAGAGATTTATCTTCGGCATCGTGTTACTGTTGGCATTCTTCAGAAACATATTGATGAGTTTGATGCTCTCAATGAACTGAAAAATGAGTTTGATGATACAATTAACATCGTAGTCATACCTGAAGTCACAAAAGGTCCTGCTGATACAGTCTATCAAATTATCAAACAAGACAAGACAGAAGGACAGTTTCTTATCAAAGACTGCGACAGTTATTTTGACCACATGATTCTTGGCGGTAACTATGTTTGTATCACACAAGTTGCTGAACATGAAGTGCTGATTAATCTCGGTGCAAAGAGTTTTGTGATTTCAAACGAACAAGGTATCATTACAGATATCATAGAGAAACAAGTTGTCTCAGATAAATTCTGTGTTGGTGGTTACAAGTTTGAATCGACAAAAGAATACTGTGAAACCTATGAAAAAATTGTTTCTCATAATATACAAAAAGAGATTTTTGTTTCTCATGTGATACAGAATATGTTAATTAATGGCAGTATTTTTGTTGAGAATCAAGTGATGAAATACTATGATGTTGGTACTGCACAAGATTGGAAAATTTACAATGAATCTATTGCCCAATAAAAGTCTATTCATTGTAACATCAGCTTTGCATGCTAACATTGGTGTTGTTAATATGCAAGATAGAGTGTTACAAACAATTGATACCTTAGAAAATCTAAAACAAAAGGTTCCTGATGCACTTATTCTTTTCGTTGATGGTTCGCCACACAATATTGATGAAGACATAAAGAAAAAAATAAGTGAGTATTGTCAGACAATTTGGTTCAATACACATCCTGATATCTACGCAATGGCATCATCTGGACGAAAGAGTGAAGCAGAAATTATTATGCTGTTCAATACACTCATTCAGATTAAACAAAGCAAAGTGCTGAGTGAAGTCAAACGCATCTTCAAATACTCTGCAAGAACAGTTTTAGAGGATGAATTTGATATTTCTGCCTATGACAATCTGTTTGGTAAGTATGTGTTTAAGAAAGCAATACCATCTTGGATGCCACAAGAAAGAAAAACAAACATTACAAACCATCTCTATATCACAAGAATGTTTTCTTTTTGCCCATCACTTATAGATAATTACTTACAGACATTACAATCAATATTAAACAATGTTATCACACATGGCATTGATACTGAACATGCTCACTACATGTGTTTGAATAAAAAGTATGTGATTGAATTTGATAATTTACATTGTGCAGGAATTGTAGCAGGTTCTGGCCAAACTGAAAGGTATTGAAATGAACTTATGGGACTATTTTCAAAATAATACAGGCAAAAAAATTACAAAATGGACTCACTACTTTTGGGTCTATGAAAAGCACTTTGCACCTTTAAGAGATAAAGAGTTTCAGATGTTAGAGATTGGGGTTTTGAATGGTGGATCATTGGAAATGTGGCGTAACTATTTTCCCAAAGCAAAGATTGTTGGCATTGATATTAGTCCTGAATGCAAAAATCACGAACAGGCTGACAAAAACATTCATGTTCGCATTGGTGACCAATCAGATTCAAAGTTTCTACAGAGTTTAATTGATGAGTTTGGTGAGTTTGATTTGATTTTAGATGACGGCTCACATCAAGTTGCACATGTAAACAAAACATTTCAGTATTTGTATCCTAAATTAAAAGACGATGGCATCTACTTTATTGAAGATACCCATGCGGCATACTGGTCTTCTCACGGTGGCAGTATCAATGCACCAGAATCAATTAATAATGTTGCAAAAGATATGGTCGATGCAATCAATGCTGACCATGCCAGAGGTCAGAAAACACCCAATTATTTCACGCAAAATGTCAAATGCATGACAGTTTACGACAGTATTATTGTGTTCGACAAAGGCAATGTAGGACTCAAATACCCACAAGAAATAGGGGAAGGTTATCGTTCACCCCCTCCTGCACCGCCCTCTGATGAGATTTTGACCATTCGAACTGGTTAAGATTATAAATAGAGTGTAAAATATAATTACTGCTGTAGAGGCGGAGAGATATGAAATTTAGAGATTTTCTGCAAGAGCAGAAAGACAAACATGCAGTCTTGGCATTTGGGCGAATGAACCCAATTACAAGTGGGCATGAAAAACTTGTGAACAAAGTCAAAGATGTAGCCAGAGAAGTTGGTGGTTCGCATCACATTGTCTTATCTCATTCACAAGACCCAAAGAAGAATCCTCTCTCCGCAGCACAAAAAGTCAAACATGCCAAACGAGCCTTTCCTGGCACGAACTTTTCGGCATCTTCTAAAGAATCCCCAAACTTTCTCACACAAGCCGCAGA